CCAATAAGTGGTATGAGGTAAAATCATTAATTGAAGATAAAGTGTTTATTGAAGATTCAACATCTATTTCCGATGACGATAATTTCATCGCAGGGAATTATGTACCTGTTACTAATAAATTTATTACAGAATATTCGCCAGAAGGTTATTTTTCATTGACATTTGGGTCTGGAAATGTTGATCCAATGGATAATTTGGACAATTATATGACAGGTACAATGAGAGTTAATATTGCAAGTTTCTTGAATAATATGTCATTAGGAAATGTACCAAAAGCGAATACGACACTATTCATAAAATATAGAATTGGTGGGGGTAAAGAATCTAATACAGGTGTAAATGTAATTACGTCTGTGGATTCAATAGATTTCGCAATAAATGGGCCAAATACCGCAGTTAATGATAAAGTATATCAATCTCTGACGGTTAAAAATATAACCCCCGCAATTGGTGGTGCAAATGCCCCAACAGTTGAGGAAATTAGAAATATGATATCGTATAATTTTGCGGCACAAAATAGAGCCGTAACATTGAACGATTATAAATCGATAATTGAAAATATGCCATCAACTTATGGCGCGCCGGCAAAGGTAAATGTAATGGAAGAAGATAATAAGGTTAGAATTAAACTGGTATCATACGATTCAGAAGGAAATTTAACCGATTTGGTTTCCAACACATTAAAGACCAATATTTTGAATTATCTAACGAAGTATAGGATGTTAAATGATTATATTGATATTGTTGCGGGGGAAGTTATTGATTTGGCGGTCGAAGTTGATGTAATTACCAATAAAAATGAAAGTCAAACAGACATTGCGAAGCAAGCAATTACCACAATTACCGAATTTTTTGACATTTCAAAAAGGAAAATGGGGGATCCATTGTTTGTTGGTGATTTAAAAAGAGAAATTGGTAATGTGGCTGGCGTTGTTAATGTTATAGATGTTCGGTTATTTAACTTAATTGGTGGAAAATACTCGTCAGCAGAGGTTGTACAACCATATGTTGATGATATTACAAAAGAAATATCACAAACTGATATGACTATCTATATGAAGTCAAATCAAATTTTCCAAGTAAGATATCCAGCATCAGATATTAGAATTAGGGTTAAAACAGTATCTTCCACTACATATTAATTTGTTTTTTCTTTATCTTATACAAAATAGATTAGTTTCTATTTATTGTAAATGGAACAAAAACAAAGAATCAGAACAGAAATTGGTAAAGACCACAAAATAAATGTTCAACTTAATCAAGAGTTCGGACTATTAGAAATTTTATCACTAAAATTAACACAACAAGATATATACACATCATTATGTGCCGACTATGGTGTTGTTTGTGGGAGAGTTACCGTTAATAATGGATATGGTGTACCAAATGCCAGAGTATCCATCTTTATTCCTCAATTATCAATACACGAAGAAGACCCAGTAATATCTGCGTTATACCCATATAAATCATACGGAGATAGGTCAGAGGATGGGTTTAGATATAATTTATTACCAGCCAGAAGACAACATAGCGGTCACGCGGCAACTGGAACATTCCCAGACCAAATCGACATTCTATCAAGAGAAGATGTTCTCGAAGTATATGAAAATTATTACCGATACACAGTAAAAACAAACGATGCTGGTGATTTTATGATTTGGGGAGTTCCATTAGGGGAACAATTGATTCATGTTGATTTAGATTTATCTGATATGGGGTGTTTTTCATTGAGACCAGATGATTTTTTACAAAAAGGTTATGGAATTGATGATTTTAAATCTCCATATGAGTTCAAATCGAGTGAAGATATTGACTCATTACCACAAATTATAACATTTGATAAAGGAATTGAAGTTTATCCGTTTTGGGGTAGTGAAGATTTATGTCAAATCGGAATAACACGAGTCGATTTTGATTTATCTGAAAGAGGGTTTAAAGTCGAACCAAGTGCGTTGGTAATTGGTGGTTCTTTTACTGATGATGGTAAAAAATCAATAAATAAAAACTGCAAACCTAGAAAGGATATGAGTAAAAAATGTTCTTTTGTTACAAATGCAGGGTATATTGACGCGATTAGATTTAGTAATAATTACGATAGTGATAATAAACCAGTTTTAGAAGAATACACAGTTACCGATGAAATAAATGATGATGGCTCGTTTGCAATTAGGTTGCCAATGAATCGTGATTTTTTATATACAACAGAATTTGGTGAAAGTGATTATACAAATAATCCAAATAAGGGAATTCCGACATCTTCGTGTTATCGTTTAAGATTTACATTAATAGATGAGGGGTTGGAAAGGGTAAGAGCAAGAGCGTCATATCTTGTACCAAATATACGAGAATTTGACAATGATGTAGAAAAATCGTATGCTTGGTCGTTACAATTTTCAGGGTATCCACAGGACGCGCAAGGATTAATATTGAATAATATTGATGGGGATTATTACCCACAAGATTATTTTTATAGGTTTCAATATGGTAAAGTATACACCGTATCGTCATTTCAAAGTATGTTATTTGACTCAACAAAAAGAATGTTGGGGATAAATGATATAGTTCCATCTGAAGACAAAGATTGTAGTAGTAATGTTGTTACATTTCCAACAAATATGGGAATTAGAAATATATCGTTTAATTTTCAATTACTACTGTCGTCAGTATTAACGTTCTTACAATTTATATTTTCAAATATTACATTAGTTGCGTATGAATTTCTTGGTTCTATTTTAAAGACGATTGGTAAAGCAATTTTTATTGAAGTTTTAGGGGTTGAAATTTTTAAGGAGTTATCACAAAAGATTCAAGATGCAGCATATAATGTGCAATCAGCGGGACAAATAACATTACCACTTACTATCTATGATAATTGTGAGTCGTGTTCAAGTGACGATGAAAAAATAGGGGAAGGATTCGACGCGAATAATTATTGTAAAATTGCCGAACTTGACATACAAATTATCGGGGTAACAGGGTCAATAGGTTACACATACATTAAATTACCCACCAGCCCGAATGAAAACGAGAATGCAGGTTCGTCTAACTATGGAAATGGGGCAGCCAGAGATTGTGTAGGAAAGGCAGAATGTTGTGAATCATATAAAATAACAACAGATGGGGGGTATTTACCGATGAATTCATTAGATATAACATTAATAGATGGTACAAAATCTCCTAGATTTTACATAACTATTGGTGGAAATACTAATGCGCCGATTAATAGTTATGGTTTTTATATTACAGGCACTACTGTTGATTTTTCGAGATATAAAATAGAAGATTTTGTTGTTTTTAAAGGGTTTAAATTTACAGACTCACAAATTAAAACAATATTTGGAATAGAAAACGGCGCGGCGTATTTTCAAAGTAATCCAGTAACATCAAATTTATATGGTTTTATTGTTGATAGACAATATCCATTAACTGTTCTTTCTGGATATACAGGGGTCACAATCGAAGAAGGTTGTGAAATCTATGATAACATCTATAATGAAAGAGATATAACAAGAAGTTATTTATGGTTTGAAAATGCAACTGAATATGGGGACTCGTATATCCCAATTAATCCCGATGGTAATCGAATACAGAGTGTAAATCCATCGGTATCTGGGTATGTGCCGGGAATTGAGGAAACACTATCCACTCCAACGGGGGGTAATTGGACATTGGGGGCAACGGTTTGGTATGAAGATGGTCAAGAAAGGCTACCTAGATATAGAAAGTGGGATGAAATTGGTGAAAAATGGTATAATAGAAAAACAAAAACCGGATATTCAGAGTTTAGAGACGGTGTGTTTGTTATTGTACCTTCAAGTGATGGTATATGTAAACAAAATAGAAAGGCGTTGAGGGAATGGTATAGACGACAAATGATTGGATTACAGTTTTGTGGTGGCGTTGTAAATTTTGCATTTATAGACAATTGGTTATCGGGTTCATTGTATTTCTTCCAATTTAAAGCCAAAATTAAAGATAAAAAAAATGGTTTAAAAATAAAGGCTTGTGATACTGTTGTTCGTTATTCAGTAGATGACGAAAGATTTTATTACAAGTCGTGTCCATATCAATATGATGAAAACCCTGATAATGAGGTTTGGGGTTCGGATAATGGGAAAAACAATTCAAATTATATCGCTCACCCAACAACATTTGTGGATTTGGGGCCACGGGACGAATTTATTAAAGAAATATGTGTTGATTCTTCATTAGACCCAAATTGTTCGGTTTCTCGTTCTATTGGGCCAACATCATTTAAAACTTTTGGTGAGCTAGTAGCGTTTGCCATTAATTATAGAATGGATGTTAAAGATGCGGATATGACAATAAACGAATTCTTTAAAAATAACGGGTTTTATACGGGAAATAATATATTTTTCGGTAAGGTATTAAATGGTGATATATCACAATTAATATCAATTAATAGCGAGGCAGGTATTGATGGATTTGATTTACAAAATCAGAAGTATTTGGGGTATAGTATGTCAGTTTTAGACCCAGACGTAGACCCCGATGTTTTTTGTAATGGAAATTATGACAGTAATGGTAATCCGATATGGGGGCCAACGCCAATAACATTAAAATATGAAGATGATGGGGTTAGAATAAGGCAATGTTTAAATGCTCCAGGATTTCTTACAGAATCATCACAAAAAGTTCCGTTTTATTTATGGGAGAAAAAAGGTCAAGGATTTGGAAAATATAATACCGATGAGTCGAATGACCAATGTTGGAATTATAGTGGCCCAAGACCAATATATGTCGATTATTTGCAGGGTATGACATATAACTATAAATGGAGACAATTTATACCAAACGGTTTGACTGACCCAGATGACCCTTATTTATTACCACCGATGAGTTATGATTATAATGGAAATATTGTGACTGGTCAAACATCAGATTTTCCTGGCGCCGAAGAGTTTGATGTTGTTATATTAACATCTGATCCAAGTTATGTTAGTGATATATCAACAAAAATAACGTATGAAAGTATGCATCACGGGTTCTCATTATTAATCGCTACAGGTGGAACTATTATGGATCCTACTGGTGGAAGATTGTACATTAGGCTAGGTGATGGTGGTGGATGGTCAAATGTATTTAATTGGACACCAAGTAATTCGTATAGTATATGGGCAAGTAGAGACCCATACGGATATGACCCAGCGGATACAAAACAAATTTTATCAACACCATTTATGTTTTATTTCGGGTTAAGACCTGGAAAAACAGGTCTTGATTTATTAATACAAAGATTTGGCCCTAAAGGGGCATTTAAACCTATTGAATAATGGAACAGAAGAGAATATTACATCCGGAAAAAAAATACGAAAAAGCTCCGAGCGAGGAAATGTCAATTTCTGTTGAACTTGGTGGTAAGAGAAAACTGTTAACCAACGATGATAGGGATGTTATATTAAATGTCGCCGAATTATTCAATCAGGAAAGACAAGATAGTAAAAATTACAAAATATACGGAAAAATTAAGATGGTTTTTCGTAATATGTATAGTGGCACCACATTTTACGATTTTTTAACTAGTAAATTGTCGCTTGTTGGTGATGGATCAGATTCAGAATGGACTGGATACTTACCATATAACGAATTTGCGTTTTTGAGACAAGATGTTCTTCGCGAAACGAATCCTATTGTAAAAATTAGTAATTTATATGATTTTACGGGGTTTACAACCACAATCACGGGGACAACAGGTTCAACATTACACAATACAATAACACCAATAAACGCCCCATATTTTAATTGGAATATATATTTGTCTTATGTTTATGCTCACGACACTAATTTTCCAATGATGTACACACTTAGCGGTTCAACTCCGCCATTGTCATTTGTTAGTGGGGATGGAATACCATTTAGGGTAAGTTATAATGGTGGTACATATAAATTAACAAGCCCAGTTGAACATGGGATGAATCAAGGTGAGTATATTCTTCTCGATGGATATCCGTATTATATTAACTATGTCGGGGACGAAATATACAATTCAGATAAATATGTTATCAACATAATGAGAAGTCAAATTCCATCTAGCGTTACAACATTTTCAAATGTTATTGTAACAGGAAAAAGATGTTTAGATAAAGATAATATAACAGGAACAACTTCCCAATATTATGTCCATAAAGTGAAGATATTACGGAGGGTTGATGATTATATTTTAGATAAAGCAGGTTTTGAAACACCAATTTGGAAAGATGAAAAAAAATTATTATTTGAGAACAGCGAAGGCACGAATGATGTCATTGTTGAGAGAAATCGAATGGAGAGTGTACTATTTGATATTAAAGAACCGGTTATTTTAACAGGATTAACCAATAATCTTGGGTATCTTCCAACAGAAGTATATGTTTCGATTATATTAAGAAACGGAAATGGTTATTTCGAATACCCCCCAAAAGTAGGGTATAAGTTCAATTTTCACAATTATTGGATTGACGAATATTTTAGCGGGTCGGGGTCACAAGAAAGCGGTTTAACTGGAACACAATTTACTCGAAATGGTAATGGGCAATCATTTTTATTTACAAGCGGTAATACCGTACCTATTGGATCGGTATTAACTGGCTCATTTGTTGAATATGTTCCGACTGAAATGAAAGAAAGGGTAATATCTGAATCATTACATAAGTTTTATTGTGATTCGCATAATTTCAATTATGGTCAAACAGGTGATACAGCAACATTTTCGGGGGCAACGGTGGATAATCCGTTTGGATATTTTTATCAACCACATTATAGGATAAAATTAAGAGAACTATCACCATATGTTGAAACAACTGATGTGTTGAATATAGAAAATTTACCACAAAACGCAAAATACTTTAGTAATGAAAATTTATGGAAATGGCGAGATTTATATGAACATGGGTATATAGATGATTTGGGATATGGCACCGATTATCCATTTATGAACAATATTCATTATGTCAAAACTGACATTAATTTTTATTTGAAGAATGAAGAGTTATATACAAACAAGGCAGATGGGCTTTATAGTTTCAATTCTATAACAAATAACGGACAAGATAAAATAAATTGTTAATGAAAATAGTAACACAAGATACCGATTTATCTTTGAATTTGAATATTCAAAATGATTTCAAACTTGATTTAGGTAGGGAGGATAATTTAAAAGAATTTGAATCTGAAACTCTTCGTGATATTATTAACCCTATTGAAAACTATGAAACATCAAGATTTATCCATAAACCATATTCTGGTATAACAATAAATCCAAATGATTTAATATCAGATATTTGGTTTGAATTTTATTTTTATAGAACGTATACTATGTATGGTCAAACGTTCTATACACATATTGGCGGGATGGATTATGAATTAGTTGGAATAACTAAATCTCAAAATATGAAGATGTTAAAACAATCAACTCAAAGTTTTTTCAGATTAGAATTTTTCAAAGTTCCGAGTGGTCAAAAGCCAGAAAAATCAAATAGAAGATTGGTATTTTCAAGGGATTTGAGTTTACCGTTGGGTGAAAGGGTGCTAGGAAGAATCGATAATCAAGTTGATGCAATAGAAGATTGGGATTATTTATATGTTCCCGTTTTTGTTGGTTCAAATTATAGAAATAAAGAGAATATGTATCTATTTTGGTTTCAAGATGATAGTTCATTCGAAGCCGAACCAATTTTAACTGGTAATACGTTTTATATGACCGCTAGATTTTTTAATGCTGGTGACGGGTCAATAATAAACTTTTCAAATAAGGATAAATCGATTACTGACAATATAAGTGAAAATGACGACATATATTTTGAAGTGGAAATAGATAGAACCGATTATTCTTATCAAATATTCAGATACAATGGAGTACGGGGTGATAGAATAGGTAAAAGTGGGGATCCAATAAGATTTTATGAAATAGCAGGCGGAGCGTAAAATGGAAGATAAAACATATACAATAGTAAAACCACCCACAGGGTCAACAACATTCGATATCCCCATATTTTTAACAAGTTATGCGGAGCAATTGGGTGTTATGGTTGGATTTGATGGGTATATCGCCCAAGTTGAGGAAACTTCGAATTTTACCTATAGCGGTAGTTCTAATACAATTACCATTTATAACACGGTTAACACAAATAAATTTTCATTTTTAGTGGATTCTATTTTTACGGTATATTGGGGTGATGGAGACACTAGTATTTTACCGATGACAGGGATAGATGATACAAATTTGTCATCAACAACGCACGTATATACAACAACAGGTGAAACAACGATAACCATAACAATTGAATCGCCGTGGATAGTGAACGAGCTTAAAAAAACAGTTCAAATTCCGTTTATACCTTTTGATTTCCCGACAGATTTAGGGACATTGATTTTTACTGTTCCGTATAGCATATCGGAGATTGCGGCTTCACAAACATATTTGGTTGATTACCGAACACAAACAGGTCAAACGCCCGAAACTTTTATAGGATTTCAGGCCGTTGGTAAAAGTAGGGTCGATGAATTTAGATTATATGGTTCAGGAAATCAATATTCGGGTATCACAATTGTTTCTGGGTACACAGGATACACGATTGATGGTTTAACGTATATTGACACCCCTGATGGTGATACTATCATTACAGGGTCTACAAATCAATATTATGATGATGAAGTATATAATGGAATGATAACTAGGAATGAACATTTTATCGGATTTGTGGAAGAACCCGATATATATTCTGATATTTTTGTTGAAAGGGGGAAAATGGGGGTAATGGAGAAGAATCTTCGATTAACCGAAATAGATAATACCGGGGAATTAGAAATCTATGGTAATGGATATTTTAATGTACGAAAACAATAAAAAATATATTTATAAAAAAAGGTAAAAAAATGAAAAAAGAAGTAATAATGAAAAAAAATGAGCATTACAGTTATCTTAAAATGGTAATACGAGTCGTAACATTAATTA